ACCGCCGCCGAACCCACCGCCGCCGAACCCACCAACACCCACTCTGGTGCCTCCTCCGATACCTCCATTTAAAAATGACAAACCCCCTCCGCTCCCTGCCCCGTTACCAGAATAACCGCCACCTGCGAATGCGTACACACTACTCCCCAACCCGCCGCCAGATCCGCCAGATCCGCCAGACCCCCCCAGCCACTCACCACTAGGATTGCTGTATCCGCTTGAACCTGAATTCCCGAGCTCGGCGTTTTTCCCATCCATAGTTGAGACGTATGAACCGTTGAAAAGGATCCCGCCACCCCCGCCACCCCCTGCGGCTGCTATAAGTGTTGAGGTTGTGTAATCGTACACGAAACTACCCCCACCACCGCCTCCACCAAAACTTCCCGACCCTGGTGTACTTCCCTGTTGACCAACTAAAATTTTAATAACAGTTCCCTTAATTAAATTTTTTGTTAGCATAAGTACGGCGCCATTACCTCCAATTGGACGTTGCCGTCCGCCGCCAGGGTCCCCTCCCGCACCCCCTGCGGCCCCAGCAACTGTGAATGTATATATTTTATCTTCAGGTACTGTCCAATACTGACTTCCGTCCGTGAGTGACAATACGTAACTCGTGCCATATCCCGGTGTGTTTGTTCCGTATGTGATGGCGGTTGGCCCGGTTTCGCCAGTATTATCCATGTTTGTGAATGTGAACGGAAAACTCATTGTGTATAATGCGGGGGGAATAACCGGCAAGGTCCAAAACCCGCCCGGTGTTGTATAACCTGCAGACTTTGTAAAACTACCTTGAGTGAGTCCCTGGCTGACGAAGAACGCCATATGCTATTTAGACTCAATATATTTACACAAACTCCACTTCCGCGATCCAATCGTTCAGTAGGACCTCCTCCTTGAGGCCGATAGGCGGCCACCCTGCATATCCGTGTCCGCCCTCTGTGGTGGGGGCGTGGCGGCAGATGGTCACCCCACCCGCGATCCATAGAAGAGCGCTGCGATAACTCGTCAATATCTTGAGCTCTTTGTCCTGAAGGGCTTCAGGGGTGGGCTCAAGGCGTGGCGTGGTGTCGGCCGCGACAGTCGCGTGAATAACCTCGTACTCCGTAACGTTAGGGGTCGGGCGCAGGTTCCCGATGGTGAGGGGGCGGAAGCTCAGAAACTTGACGTGGGTAGCCATGGCGTTTGTTAGGTAACTTTGGGTAGTTCAGACCAAACCCTAACGAGTACAGGACACGTTTTCTCACTTGGCCCGCGACGCGCTTTTTACCCGACGCGGACTCGTGCTCACGCTCTTGCGTTTAGGGCTCAGTGATTTCGCCTTTGTGGGACGAGTCGCTGTGCGACTCGGACTCTTGTACTGTTTCATCTCTTCAAGAACATTTTTCCGAATATTTGCAATGCGGCGTTCCCACGACGGTGACAGCCGTTTGCCGTACATGACCTCCATCATATTCACGTTGGCGCGTGATCCTTCACGCACAGACATATGTCGTGGAGAATAAGGAGGAAACGCGGATCTTGTATTAAACTTATAGTTCAACTCGCGTTCTTTCATTGATTGACGTTCAGTCTTCCCTGCTTTCAAACCATGAGCCCGGCCAAAGTCTATAGCCCACATACTGGAAATTCGTCCAGATGGGCTTACTGTGACGATGATATTATTAGAGTGTAGGTCACCGTGGGACACGCCGCGGAGCGCCATCTGCTCGATAAGATACTCAACTCTGCGCTGAACATTTGATTTATTGTATGAATGGGTCGACATATATTTGTACAAGGTCATGGCACGTGAGTTGCCTGCACGACCCATCACAAATACCGTAAGCTTATTAGATGCGTTTGCTTTCGGAAACATGGTTTTTTCAACTTTTTTTGCCGTTTCCTCGGTCAATCTCTTAACCAACCCGTTACCCCTCTGAAAACGCGGAACCACATAAGTTCCCTGTAGTTTCTGAAGGGCCAAGAACTCCTGAGGAGCGTTGTCGTAAATGAATTTCATGAGACGACCATCGTTCGTTTCATAAACGCGACCATTGGCGCCGCCACCCAAATACTTGACAGGGGCTGGCCATTTTGGGTTGAATACCCTAGCAAGCTTCTTGGCTATTGATAAGTTGGACATCTTGTTATTATTAGACATATAATTTCAGACCACCTTGCGCTTGTACGTCTTGACGCTAGTACCGTTTGCGTAGCTTCTTATAAGCTGTGTTTTGTTATTGTTATTCGTCAGGGTCCAGTTGTTCTTGTTTATTCTATTCGTCACATTCATCCCATTACTATTATACCAAGCCGAATTGTTCACGAGGTACATATGCTCTTCGGTGGCGTTGCGCGCGCGCTTCACACCCGCCCGAGTCTTGGCACGCGTGGCGAGGATACCTCTGAGTTGGTTTTCGTTCACGGTCAGTCCAGCCCTTTCAGCATGGTTTCTTAATCTTTTTACGAATTCTGAATTAGAATTGGAATTTCGCCAGAGATATGTGAGCATGTTCTTCGAAACGGGTGTTGGAAATTTAGCAGCCAATTTCTTTCTAAAATTCCTAAAGTTTGGCCCAGCCTTGTTGACCCTGAAAGCTTCGGATCCCACTTTGCGATTTACTATACGCATAGCGTGATTAAAAGAACCAGCCTCGTTGACGATTTTCTGCAACGCTGCGGCGTTCAGGAAAGGGCGTGCGGCATATTGCCTCTTGGCCTCGGCGGCGATTCTAGGCGCGAACCGTTGACGTATCTCCGAAGTGTTGATGAAATTCCCGCCGGCGTTCGGACCATAGTTATACGCCAACTCGCGCAGTTTTTCCTTGTTGGCATTGGTCAAGGGGCGGTACCCACCGGCAGGCATCAGACAGTACGGCGCGATTGCGTTCGTATAGTCCTTGCGCGTGTACAAAAGGACGTCAAAGACCATCCTTTTTGCTCTATTTGGTCTGTAGTTGACTCCGACCGAGCTAAGTGCTCTCTTCACCCTGCCGTTGAGCCACCATTTGCACTCCCTGAAATTCATAGGATAATTTGAGTCGTTAATATATCCTTTGCCGTTACGGATGCTACAGGTCCATACATGGGGTTCCCGATTGGAATTTACAGCGGGCTCTACGTACACCACAGCTCCCGTGAGTTCGTACTTCCCTTTTATAAGCGGCAAGCCACCTTCATCACCTTCGGGTAGAGGAATTCCTGAATAGTATTTCTTGGAATATTCACCATGGACCAAAAGTATAGGGTTCGTCCACTCGGTTGGGAACTTGTATTGGTGATTAGAACTTTTCACAATCCTGTATTCCGCGCCGCGTCGGAACCCTAGGTGCGTTAGGATGGTCGCAAGTTCTAGATGGGGCCACCCGCCAGCCACCCCTTTGGCTTCACGCGTACCCTCATTTTTCCACTTGATATTCTTTAACAGGTACGCGTTGAGACCCGACTTGGGAATGAGCCGCCCTGGTCCACCTATAGCGCACATATACTGGTTCAAAAATTTCCAAAAGTAAATTCGGGGCGTCTTGTTCATTTTCATGTACGGGCATGGAACTCCTATATTTGAATTAAAATAAGCCTTCTGCTTTTGACCTAGACGAGGATAAACCCGTTTGAGCTTATCCCATAGAATCTTGAGACCGTTGTCTGACGTCAGAAATATGTTCAGGGCCGAGTTGAACCAACACGTACCGCCCGTCTGGCCCACGCCTATGTTCATTATTCTATGATTACTTTTTATTTTGTTTGAGTTCCCTAATTTCATTTGAAATTTGTTGATGCCAAGGCTCAAGGACAAGAACCTGGAAACTCAGAGCCAAAGTGCCGACGAGTGCAGAGTAACGCGAGTACATATAATTTTCTCCGACAAAATATATATGAATAGACTTTTTTCGGGAAATTCTCGTAACAAGAATTTCAATAAAAATTTGCAAAAACTAGAGTACATCATCCTTTCGTCCATGCGTCACAATAGCCACAAAAAGAATTATAACGCAGCGGCAACCCTGCTCGTGAGTATGCTGAAGCCCAAGGTGAACAGGGGTAACATACGGTTTGAGCAGAAGGAAAACTTCAGACGGCAATATGGCAAGTTTGCAAACGTTGTGAACAACCGAGCCGTGTCAAGCTGGGCACAAAGAATAGTAAACAACCCATACCAGATGAGGTCATACTTTAATAGGAAAAACAAGGGCTTCAGCAACGGCTTTCTAAACGTTCTTGCAGGCAAGCCACGGGTCAACACCCACCGCCCAGCTTTCGGTCGGCAAATCACCGGACCGAACCTTGCGAGACGTCCCAACCTGACCCGCCGGCCACCACCTCCTCGTCTTAACCTGACGCGCAGACCTCCTCCGCCGCGACCCAATCTGGCACGCCGGCCTCCTCCACCCCGGCCCAACCTTTCAAGACGGTCGGGACCGTCGTGCGCGTTCAAAAAACTGAACATCTTCGGTAGACCCGTGTGCAAGTAACTACAGGAACCTAGGACACGAATGAGACCTACGCATACGATTCAATTTTGGAAACAAATTCACGTTGCTGAGTTCATCGGAAACGCGCTTCTGAATCTCTTCTATGATGCACCCGATAGTGTACATGGCCAATGCGGGCTTGCTGCCCACCAGCCAGCGCTTCTTGAGAAGCTTCACGAGCGCGCGTTCCATCTTGTGTTTTCAGAGATTTTAGTCTTTAGTCAAATATCTTGTACGAGCATTTTAGTGCCTCGTCAGCATCCACCGCTCGGCGCTCGTTCCCGTAAATCTTTATAACATCTGGAAGCTCACTCTTTGGCTGTTCACACAACCATTTCATAGACTTGGGTGGGTCCCAGCCGTTCGTGACCGAGTGTTTGAAAGGACCGTCTTCGGCTTTTATGACGTGAATTTTGCTCCTGATTTCTTCAGGTGACATCAGAGTCTGCATAACGGCTTGGGCAGCCAGATACACGTTCAAATAGTCGGGTTGAGGTGTTTTTTGAATATCAACTCCACGCGACTTGACGTGCTCCTTGTAGTCGGTCTCCTTTTCTAAAGTGTTCATGATGTTTAGCTCGTCCCTCCATTTGGTCACAAACTCGGACCCTGGAACGCACGCAAAAAGCCAACTTTCTATAACGGGGTACTCCGGTTTCGTCGTAGCACCTTCACGATAGTATCCTATAAACTCAACACCACGCGTTCTCTGCTCTTCCCGCACCCAGTCAAAGGACTTTTGTGGAACAATAGAGGCGTCACACCACACCCCTCCGTATTTTGAAAGGACGTGAAGCCTTACAAAATCCGACTGACGTGGTTTAGTGTCTGCGAATTTAAAACTAAAAATGTCAACGTCCGGGAGGTACTGACTCAGGTTTTTAGGGTTGAGGACTTTAATATCCCACGTGGGGTTAAGACGCTGCCACTTGTCTATGGATTTCTGTATAAATTCAGGAAGCTCATCCGAGTCCCAATACGTCCATATAGTTTTTGGTATTTCTTGGTGTGTAAAGGGTTCCTGTTGTCTAAGCCACACAAGGCAGAGAACAAGAACTATAAGGGGCACCACAAAGGCCCACATCTAATTTTAGTTTAGAAATTAATAGTTATTCCATACGGATGTTGAGTGGTGCCTGGTAAATATATTAGGATCGGCGGGAGGCGTTAATGTTTTCCTACCAGCTTCATAAGAACTCGTAAACTCTTTATCATGCTGTGGAGCGAACTTCTCATAAGGGAGAGAATTAACAGAACCATCGGTTGTTAAACTCATAGCCTCCATGATTATACGAGGTCCAGTAGTAAATAGCACGTCCTTGTTGTCCTTGTGTTTTTCAAGGAGTTCAAATACTTTGGTCCAGAAAGGGTGTTTAGGAGGACTTATCATAAGTGCATTTTGGTGCGTCTCTCCACTTGGACCGTTTTTCCACGGCGACTCGGCTATTGACACCTTGTCCTTGTCTAAAACGTGTTCAAAATTATTAAGGCATTCAAAATCCATATCTGCATAAATACCTCCATACTCGTTCAACATAAAGTATCTAGCAGCATCTATCCTTTTTATTTTCAAGTCGTACCCCTTGTAAGTGTCATAAAACCACGTGTATTTTGTGCGTATTAACTCGTCAAGGTCTTCATCGGTCCACATTTTGTATTCATAATCTGGAAATTTCTCCTTCCACGATTTTTGACACTCGGACCACACGGGATGCCACTTGGATTCGTCAGCTGGAGCGGTCTGATGGATGATCTTGGGCACACCTTCTTCAAAGTTGGATCTATTTACCAACAAAATTAGAAGGATAACGAGGAGACCTGCAAGCACCACCCATATCCACTCCATACTATTATACGAAATCATAATTTTCTGTGATGCGTGGAACCGAGCACTTGGTGTAACGCTTTGAGACGGCGTCCAACGTCGTGTTCACATGCGTCTTGAGCTCTTGGAGCGAAACTACCATCGCACCCACGTCTTTCGTTTGAACAAGCGCTTGGAAAAGGTCATTCAACACCTCCACGTACATGGCGACAACCTGGCGGATGTCAGTCTTGCGCTGCCGAGCCTTTTCACGCTGCTGAATTTTCTTCTTAAATTCATCCTCAGTAAAGTCTCCAATCATAAACTTGATACGGATGTCCCTATTGTCCTCATTGAGGTTGACTTCGTATCGCGGCATGAGGACCCACTGGCAGTGTGCCCGCGATCTATGAGCCGCTGAGATGATGGTCCAGACGTGACTGTTACGGGGTACGATGCGCATGATCACCGTCAAGTCTGGAAAGCCACCACACGGCACGTCCCCTGGATTACGAGGAACCCCTCCGTGTGCCCGCAAGTACTCGTAGTAATGGGGGTTGTGTACTGTATGAGTCTCAACGCGCCCAGTGCGCCAACTAAACGCCGTATGACACTGTGTGCACCACATCTGGTCACAGCCATCAATCTTGAAAATACCCGCAGAGCACTTTGGGCAATTGCGCGAGTCACGAGCGAGGAGCTGAGCCGTCGCCACGTTGTTCGGATCGCACGTATGGTCCGCATCCTTCTCCTTGCCCTTGACCTCGTGACAATCAGGGCACGTCCAGTTTTCGCACATCCCGCACTTCCACGCAGTGCTCAAAAACCCGCGACAGTCTGTGACGGGGCACGCGCGCACAAACTGCCGGCGCTCAAGGAGGTTACCACCGTTCATGTGGTTTGTGAGAAAGTTCTTGTGCCAATCTATGTTCTGCAAATCAATCATCAAATTACTCACCACCTTGCGCTGTTCATTAACTTGCTTTTGACGGAGAATTGAGGCATCAAATTCAGTCGTCAAGTTATTTTCAACGGCGATAACGGCCAAGGTGCGGTTATGCAACTTGTGCATAAGACTAGTCGCTTGGGTCTGAGCAGCCTCCACGAGTGCCGCCTCTTTGGTGAGTTCACGAATTTTCTTTTCAATTTCAACATAGGGCTGAGTAGCTGGCATGAGGCTCTTTTCACGGTCGTACAGCAGGTTTTCACGTCGCCTCTTGTACGTTGTGGTGACGAATTTCTGAGTAAAACTATTCACAAGAATCTCACGGGACCACCCTTTGCGACACGCCATACAGTGTGCATCCTCAGACGTTTCACACAGGTAGCGTATGTGGCAAGCCGCGCATGCTGAAAATGGACAATAGGGGCATTTAATTTGTTGATGTGTTGACTTGTTGAATGTTTCACAACACACGTCACACATCACTTACTCTTTACAGGTGGCGCGTTTTTATCTTGGCGATGAGGCGGGACGTACGCTTTGGACGGGAGTGCGGTTTTTATACGAATTCCGTGCTTGGAAATTACAGTAGGCTCTTCAACTTCAAATGCGGGTATGGGGTCATCATCGGTCATGTCCGCCCAGCGAACTTTATCCATTATTGATATGAGCTCGCATTCTTTTATGCTTCTTGTCCCGGCATGCGCTTCTTCACCGCCTTGATCACCTTGCCCTTCTTGGGCGCCGCCTTGGAGGCTGCTGGCCACTTGGCGAAGATAAGGTCCAGAGCCTTCTGGCGCTCTTCGGACGTCTCCTCGGCCCGCGCCGCCCGAGACTTGGCTCGCTCAAGGTACTCTTCGGGATACCCAACCTTGCGGTACACAGCCAAGCGCTCCTCAAGAGGCGGGAGCTGCAGACGGTGCTTGGCAAAAACCTTCGCTACCGCCTCATAGTCCAAAGCGCGCACTTCGAGCCGCGGCGCCGCCACGCGCGGAGGGTTTTCAGCGAACCACGCCTCGCAGCGTGCAATGTAGGCCGCACGCTCCTCAATAGGTAGCCTCTCAGCTATGAATTCGTACTCACTGGGTGGTGTCCATTTAGGACCGACTACGTGACGAATAGTGTCGGTACCAGCGTGCATCTTATCCACAATAGAGCCCAACAGGCCTGGAGTCCCTGTGGGGATGCGCCGGCGGGTGACTACGGGGGCCCACTTGGACACCTGTGCACCGTTAGATAGCGTCTCCGTCACGAAACGCGTGCTCTCATAGCTGCGACGGATGGTGGGGCGCTTGAACATTTTGTTTGTCTGAATGGCGTGTCGTGTAGGCGACTGTGGCGTCCACATGACACGTTTTTTATATGACCTCTATAATAATGATCTCCCTCATTATACAGATCATACATATCCTGGTGGTTTTGTTCATATTTTTGACGCCACTTTTTGGGAGCGAATATATGCTCACTCTCCACATGGTGATAATTCCATTCATAATGTTACACTGGCTCACAAATCAGACGGTGTGTGCGTTGACAGAAATGGAAAAGATGGTTCGGGGAGTGGATAGCGACGAGGGAACCTTTTTTGGGCAAGTTATGACGCCTATTTACAAGGGGGAGTCATTTATAGGGAGACTAGCTGCGCCGTTTCACACATTCAAAGACGAGGACGAGGAGAAAAGGGCCGTTTGGATTGGATTAACTTTGCTTTGGATCATTACACTATTGCGGCTGTACCCCACTGGATTCCGCCGCCTCCGTCAAGATCTGGCTAATCTGCACTTCTAGTCGTCGTCCTCCTCAAACTCCTCCTCCACTACGCTCATGCCCTCATCACCCGACTCCTCGGCAGCTGCGTAGGGTGCAGGGAACACCTCCTCGTCAGACTCAAAGGCCTCCTCCTCCACGTCATCAGAGTCGGCCAGGAGAGCAGCCAGGCGCTGCTCGGCGGTCAGCTGCTTGACCGGGCCGGCGGCCGGCGCGCGCACCACCTCAAAAGCCGACTCGGTGGCCTCCAGCGGGTTGCCGTGCGACTCGCACAAGGCGCACTCGCCGTCGGCGTTCTCAGTCAGGTCGTGCGTGTGCACCGGCTGCTCAGCCTTCTTTGCCGCCTTCTTCGCGGGCTTGGGCGCCTCGGAGGAGGCCTCACCCAGCTGCTGCTTGAGGTGGCGCTTGCAGAACACCTCACCCTTGAGTGCGGCGAACTTGCAAGGCTCCTTCTTGCTGGTCTGAGAGGTGCAGCACTGCTTCTCAGCCTTGGCCTTGGGAGCCTTGGGTGCCGGCTTGGAGGCCTCGCCACCCTCGGTCACCGCCACAACGGAGACCGACTTGGGCTCGCGCTTCTTGTACTGGCGCGGCACCTTGATGGCCTCCTCGGCAGTCTCCAGATACTTCTTCTGGAGGTCCTCAAGGGGCAGGTTGTAGTCCTGGGCAACGCGCACCAGGAACACGCGGTCGCGCTCGGCAACCAGGGCGTTGATAGCGGCAGTGAAGTTAGCACCGGAAGCCATTTGGGTTTGTTTGGTGTTTTGGTTGTTGTTGGGTGTTGGCTGGCTCGTGCACGACACGATTTTTGGTGTGTCGTGGAGGAGGCGGCGCGTTTGTTTGGTGACTAGCCTGTCAAGTCCTCAACCCTGACCTGGACAAGACACGTTTTTTTAGCACTTGGCACCGGTCGGCACATCAATGTACCCATCAAGACCCATCCAATTGTTGTAGGCCCTTGGCCATACGACATTGTAGTCCCCCCCGCTGTCGTACAAAAATCCAGACGCGCGGGGTGCGAGCAAAAATGCAGCCGCAAAAAGGACAGCAAGAATTATCCAGATATTCAATTTCATTTTAAATTAGGGACGGAATTTATTTTCACGGACCCAAGCATTACATACATATTTCACACCTGAAGATATTGGTAGACCTGCATGTAACGCTTTGGGGTGGCACTTGGGCTCGTCTGTCCCGAGAGGTTTGAAAAAAATCGCCGAACCAGGATCCGCCTTGAGTTTGGTCCCACCGTTCCAATCTGGAAAGTGAGTTTCACCATCTGTGAATTCAGAGTTTAAATAGACGAGAAGGGTGCCTACGCGCTGACCCCCATCCTTTTCAAAATCAATGCACCCCTGAGACCCATCGCAGCATGCGTCGTGATGGGCGCGATAGAACGTCCCGGGTTCGTACCTCACCACTTGCAGGTCTTCACACTCGTCTATTGTTTTCCCAGTGAGCTCAAGCGCCTTTGCGAAAATTTTCCGAGCCACCGGGTCGTCTTTTGAAATCCACGCGGTTTCACTCGTACGTGACGCGTCGGGCACCCCCGTCCCTACGACTGCGCTTCTGGAAAAGTCAGGCGTCGCCTTTTCAATTATATATTTACACTCGTCAGGTGTCAATATATCATTTATGACTTGGGGTGGGTCCCATGAGCTCCCTGCGTCTGTGAACCCTCGTTCCAATTTTGGACTGAAAATCCACAACAAAACACAGAGCACCACAAGAAGTGCCCCTATAAGGAACACCTCCTTCATATTAAATTAAACTATTTTTTTCATTGCACGATTCACCTTGACGGCATTCTTCCGAGCCTTTGCCAAATTTTTGAGCACTATATTCTTTAGTAATGGCCCTGCAGCCACCCGTGCGTTTTTCAACCCCTTGTTGCGTTTGGCCACCTTGAGGAGCTCTAGTACACGCTCTGCGTTCTTTTGACCCTTCTCCTTGACCGAACCCGTAAGTGGATTTCTGTGCGAAATAAGACCCTTGTGAATAAACGACCCTGACAAGATTGCCAACGAGTCCTTGAGTTGGTACTTGAGTCTCTGGATGGGGATCCCAATTTTGTATGAAAATGGGAGGTGGATCATGGAGCGGTCGGAACGTGGGTACACTGCAAGGGCCGTGTCAACAAGGTCTGTCGTCTCGTTTTTACCTGTAATAATTTGATACGTAATTACTTGATAAACCTTGCGGCCTGTTCCTGGAACCTGGACACGTGGTGTGGAAAAGCGGGACCGTGTGAACTTGTTCACCTTGAGCCGAGCGTTGATACCACGATACTCGCGGTTGAGCCACCGTATGAAACCGTTCAGGTGGCTCGTCATAATACGCTGCATAGTGTATACGTAGGTGGACACCGCCTTTTCAGACGGGAGCTTCCTGGGTACTGCAAATGTAAAGTCAAAATCAGACGTCCTTCTTATTTTTGGAGGTAAATTCCTCTTCTTTTGCTGAAGGTACAAACGGACTGCCATTCCACCGGTACAGAAAATGGTCAAGTCACCACCGTATGGTCTCACAAGCCGTGTTGTCCCCTTGCTGTACTGTATAAAGAGTTTGGGAAGAGCCCACTTGAAGTTGTGGTGCGACACGACCGGTGCGGGACCTGTGATGTTGGTGATGCTCTGGTAGGCGTTGACCAACATAATTTCAGAGTGAAATGACCCCCCGTGGAATATAGAAGGCTTTTTAGGTGCATAGTAGCCATCGTACCCTTCCGGTACAAGGAACTCGCGGCTAAGTTTTCCAAACACCATGTGGTTGAGTTTCTTGTAACTCAGACGCTGCCCCCGGCGCGTGTTGGAAACGCTCGGGAGCTTCCCTGCATTCTTTTCACCGACGAGGAGCTTAGCGGCCGCCGCCTGTTCACCAACCGTCACACCCGTGCCGAGCACGATGCGGAGCAAGCCGCGCGTGTCCTTGTCCAGGGGGTACTTGCTCTTTATAAGCTTCTCAATGTTTGCGTGCGTCAGGTCAAACAGACGGATGGTCTTCTTGGCGCGATACTTGCAGACGTTTCCGTAGTTTTTGGCGGTGTGGAAGAGTTCCGTCAGGTAAAAAAAGCGCGTGTCTCGGAGGAGCACCTTGCACGAAAGGTTTTCAAGCCCCTTGAAAAACACCTTCCCCTTGGGGAAGATAGTTTCAGAGAAACTCATCTAATTTTGGACAAGAAAATCTTTTCATATAATAAGATGGCAGCGAATCGGTACGTTGGTGCCCTCTTGAACTCCCGGGAACAAGCTCACGTGTTCCACCTCACGACCAACTCCTTCGCTCAACACAAGGCTCTCCAGGCTTACTATGAAGGCATCGTCCCTCTGCTCGACTCCTGGGCTGAGGCTTACATGGGCAAGTACGGTCGGCTCCGTAGGATCACCATGAACAAAAGGTACATACAGGACCCCAAGAAGGCCCGGCCGTACTTCAAGACGCTCCTCGCGCGCATCCGCAACATGAAGCTTCCAAAGGGTGACACATACCTGAAGAATATTCAGGATGAAATTGTGGCTCTTATTCGGCAGACGCTCTATATGTTGTCACTTAAATAGACGAGTTCAATAAAAAGTAATGCGCGTCGTCGTGACGCTCACGACGATTCCCACCCGGGAAGAGTCTTTGATCAAGACTATAGAGTCCATACAGTCTGGAACCTATAAACCTGATGTGATCTATGTGAATCTTCCGGAGTGGTACCCACGTTTCAAACGCGGACCGGACCCCAATTTAGAAACAAAATTGAAGGAACTTGGGGTCACGGTGAACAAATGCAAGGACTATGGAGTCCTGACGAAGCTTCTCCCGACCCTTGAGGTTGAGACGGACCCCGAGACACTATTGGTCATCGTTGACGACGATATGAACTACCAGCCACGCTTTCTAGAGGGGCTCGTGAAGGGTCACGGAGAGTTCAAGTGCCCTGTAGGGTACAGCGGTATCGCGTATCCAGAGTCGGTCATGCGTCACTACGGTCATCTGCGGTACCATATTTTCTACGGTCACGGGGCTCAGACTGAAATGTTGGAGTGCGCGTTTGGTTTCCTCATTCCAAGGGGTGTGATGGAGGGTTTCCCAAAAATAGACCCAATGCCCGAGGAGGGTGACCGGTGTGTTCACCTTTCGGACGACTATTTGTACACGAAATTCATGGACTTCAAGGGGGTCCCTAAAAAGGTTGTGTGTTATCCATGGGCCGGGCGGTTCGGGGACGACTGGTCCACAATTTGGGTCCAAAATTCAGGGTCCCAGACTCACGCCCTTTCTCGTGACGAAAACAATCTTCACAACTTTATGATGGCGGGTTTAAAGGTTAAGTTTATGTGATTAATAATGGACGGCTTGCATATTAGACTGTTATCTGAGATGAGACTTCAAAACAAGGAGGTTGTAAATAACATCAATGGTCAAGGATTTTGCACCCCTTGGAAAACTCCTGATGGAATGGTGTTCCTTGCCGACAAAAATGAACAGATTTATTCGCAAAATGGTGAGGATGGCGTGACTCTTGCTATTTTTGACGCCATTGGATTTACAAACAAAAAGTATCTTGAATTTGGGGCAACTGACATTTATAACAATAGTCAAATTCTCAACGATAAACATGGTTTCACAGGAACCCTGTGGAACGGTTCAAACACCGTGTGCTCTTACTCAACTATTTTTCAGGAATTTATTACAGTTGAAAATATCAAGGAGCTTTGTGCCAAGTACGAGGTTCCCGCGGAGCCCGACTTTGTGTCTATTGACATTGATGGTAACGATTGGCATGTTTGGCGTGAATTGAACAAGGTGTGCAGACCCCGTGTGCTTGTGATTGAACACACCGGACAGTTCCCACCCGGTCAGGATTGTGTTATGCCGTACAAATCAGATCATGTATGGGACGGTACCAACTACTGCGGGGCTTCTATTGAGGCCATGTACCTTCTTGGTAGGCACCTAGGCTACAGTCTCGTGTGCGCCGATAACGTCGGTGTCAACCTATTCTTTGTTCGCGACGACCTTGAACCTGAGAAGAAGTTTTTCGGAACAAATGATGTAAAAATGCTCTACAGAATTCCAAAGTACGGTTTCCCGTGGCGAGTTGGTCACCCACAAGACTATTTCAACAGACCTTGGGAATCAGCTTCTAATTTGTTAAAGGATTCTCAAGTACTTATATAAGTAATGCTGGTGGACGGGTTTATGTTCTACAACGAACTTGACGTCCTTGAACTCCGACTCACCATCCTTGATCGCTTCGTTGATCGCTTCGTGCTCGTGGAGGCGGAGGTGAACCACGTGGGCGGTCCAAAGGAGCTGTTTTTTCACAACAACCGTGAGCGCTTCGCCAAGTGGCTCCCTAAAATTGAACACGTCATCGTAAAGGCGGACGAGGCCCCAAAGGACACCAACCCATGGTCGCGTGAGAAGCACCAACGCGAGTGCATTTTGCGGGGCTTGGATGGCGTCCCGGATTCGGCCATCGTCATGATCAGTGACGTGGATGAGATTCCAGATCTCGGCATAGTCCCTTTTGAAAAATTGGAACACGTTTTCACATCCGTACATATGTGGATGTATCACTATTCGTTTGACTACCTCTTTACAGGCGAACCATGGTTCGGAACTGTCCTGACGACGGCTGATATGCTCCGGCGTGTGGGACCAAACAGGCTGCGGGATGATCGCTGGAAGTTCCCATGCGTAAAGTACGCTGGCTGGCACCTGAGCAGCTTCGGTGACGAGAAACACGTCCTAAATAAGATGAGAACTTTTGCACATGCTTTGGATAACAATAACCACAAGCATCTACAAACGGAAGAAAATATCAAGATGTGGATTCAAGAGGGGAAGTTCATTGACGGGAAAACAGAGTTGGTGAGGCGGCCACCCGAGGCTCCTCTACCAGCACCTGTCTCAGTTCTTCAACGTCTAAAGTTGGGTACTTTCCCATGAAACTTCCTTTGAGCCTCAAAAGCGTTTTGACCACATCAATATCCAAAAACTTGAAAAACCGTCGCTTTTCTTTTATGTTACCAAATTGACTCTTCTGGTCCTTGAGCCCCTGACACACGGGCCACGTCGCTTCCCGGAGTTCAGACAATTCAGCTTCTAAATTGTCTAATCTCTGAAATACGTGCTTGTGAAACTCATCCATAATAAAGATGGCGGTCGTTTTTTTAAATATGGATCTTCAATTGACTAACACACGGGTTGGAAGGTACAACGTTACCGTCATTGAAAACGATGAATACATAAGCCGTATGTTGTTGAATGGTATTGAATGGGATGGTTGGATGCGTGAACATCTATGGCTTGTTACCGATCCTCAAAAGGATATTTTAGATATAGGGGGAAACATAGGATGGAACGCTCTTATGTTTAGTGAATATGGCACTGTTCATACGTTTGAACCTGTATATGGCAGTGTAATAACTAAAAATATAGACCAAAATACTACTGATTACCCTATAATACTATATCCTTACGGTCTTTCAAATGTAAATACAGTAAGTGATATATGGGTTCCCGAAAACAATGACGAGATATATAATTATGGAGGTACATCACTTATCAAAAACGCACAATCACGTCCTATGAAAGTTGAACTTAAACGTCTTGATGATGTATATTCAGGCACTCCTGGTTTAATAAAAGTTGATGTGGAGGGGCATGAACTTGAAGTTCTCAAAGGTGCTGAACAAACAATTCGCAAGCATTCCCCAAATATTTATATTGAGATTTTCAGTATTGATACAAATCCCGTTACTCAATTTCTAGACGAATTAGGGTACTACAAGTATATTTCTTTTCAAGATAGTAATTATCTGTTTAGGCGCAAACGTAATACTAAATAGTATTAGCACAATCGTAGTTGATGCAAATAGCGGCACCGAGTGCAAACAGGACGCCGAGCCACTGAATCCAGTGCGTGAACTTTTCACCGAACACGAGCCAAGCTGAAATGGCGCCACCTAGTACTATCATCGCCTCCCACATGATGCATGTCCACATCATGCTCTTCTGGGAGAGAGCTTTCACGAGGAAAAAGAGGACGGCTAGCCACGCCACCACACCGAGCCCTAGATGATGATGCTTACCGTTCTCTGCGAACCACTTGAGGTGCGCATTTCCAAAAAGCTCGGCGACAGTCATCATAACGACGTTTACCATCGCCATTTGATTTACACGGGGAAATTATTTGTACCAGTCTGGGTGGTCTTTGTACCACTGAACCGTCTCTCTCAATTTTGAATCAAAATCAAGAGTCTCTGACCATCCGAGCTTTCTGAGTTCAGAGCTGTCAATACAGTAACGCGAGTCGTTAAACGCCCGGGGATCCTTGACGAATTCAGAAGTTCCACGACCTATAATGGTTTTAATTTTATCATAAATTTCGTTTACAGAGTACTCGTGTTGACTCCCGATATTATACGTTTTACCAATCTCACCCTTTGTTAGAATCATCTCAATAGCCCGAGACACGTCATCAACGTGAATGAAGTTGCGCCGGGTCGCGCCGTCTCCATGAATCGTCACTGGTTTTTCATCCAAAATTTGAGTTATGAAAAGTGGAACCACCTTTTCTGGGTATTGCTGAGGGCCGAAGACATTGTTGCCACGTGTGATGATGCATGGGAGTTTATAAGCGTTTGAATACGCAAGGACGTAGAGTTCTGCGGCAGCCTTGCTTGCCGAGTAAGGGTTACTCGGGTTGAGGGGGGCCGATTCGCATGACGTGGTCAAAGGCCCGACTTCACCGTAGACCTCATCTGTACTGATATGAATAAATCTCTTGAGTTTCCCATACTCTTTCGCCGTTTCCAAGAGGACGTGCGTCCCGAGAACGTTATCACGTGTGTACTCAAAAGCGAGATCAAAGCTTTTAGTAACACAGGACTGGGCTGCAAAATGCACCACGATGTCGGGCTGGTGCTCCCTAAAAATATGGGTCATATGGTACTGCTCGGTGATGTCACCCCGTATGTAGGTGTACCGTGGGTTGGCGGGAACGTTATGCTCTCTGGCCATGTAGTCACACTTGTCAACGTTTATAACTTCATAGTCGGTTGTGTTCAAAATATGCTGAATGAAATTTGATCCTATAAATCCCAAGCCGCCAGTCACGAGGGCGCGCATTTCTATGTATAGATAAAAGTTGTATCCTTTTATAACACACAGAATGTCTAAGAAGATATGGTATGCTCCAAATCAATTTGAAGCATATGGTGAGGAGGAGATCAAGGCTGTTGAGGAGTCGCTACGCGCCGGCTGGCTAGCTGGTTTCGGCCCTCGCACGATTGAGTTTGAGCAGAAGGTTTCAGAGCGTTTCGGCAAGAAGCACGGTCTATTCGTAAACTCTGGGTCTAGTGCTATCCTCCTTGGTTTGTGCGCTCTTGATCTCAAGCCTGACGACGAGGTGATCACACCGGCGTGTGGGTTCGCAACGACCGTTGCTCCCATCATTCAGGTTGGGGCCACACCCGTCTTCTGTGACGTTCAGAGCGGCGGTTACTATGTACCGAGTGTTGATAACATCCGGGAGGTGCTGACGCCCAAGACAAAAGTCTTGCTCATCCCAAATCTCATCGGAAACACCCCAGACTGGAAGGCTATCCGCGAGGCTTTCCCAGACCTCATCCTCTTTGAGGACTCGGCCGACACAATCACAACAACTCAGTGGTCGGATATCGCCACAACTAGCTTCTACGCGAGTCACGTGATTACCGCGGGTGGGGTTGGTGGGATGGTGATGTTCAACTCGGACGAGCATCTTAAGCGTGCACTTATGTTCCGTGATTGGGGTCGCATCGGTGACAATATTGAGGAGCCCTCTGAGCGCTTCAACTACTCTGTTGATGGCATTCCGTACGATTGGAAGTTTTTGTATGGAGCTATCGGCTACCACCTCAAGGCGTGTGAAATGAATGCGGCATTTGGTCTTGCACAGTGGGCGAAGCTTGATGGCCTCCTCGCACGTCGTCGTGCGGTGTTTGAGCGCTACATGGAGCGGCTGAAGGACTGCTCGTATTACACCCTTCCCAACGACTCTTTCAAGCCCAACTGGCTCGCCATACCCCTCATGTGCAAGAAGGGTGACCGCCTAGAACTCCTCACGTTCCTTGAGAACAACGGGGTCCAGACACGCGTATGCTTTGCAGGCAATATTACTCGGCATCCGGTGTACCGTGAGAAGTACCTGAAGGCGTTTTCAGTATCGGATGACATCATGAGTGACGGCTTCCTTCTCGGAGCGCATCATGGGATGACGGCCGAAGACGCCGATCGCGTCGCCGATCTCCTCATTGAGTTTGCAAACTCACGAGGTTCCTCAATTGCCGAGTATTCTCGTTTTTAAATTAATTATTTAAACACATTAAGCTCATAATAAATATGCGACTTTACGTTAAACATTGCCCCGAGGCGTGTCCTGAACGCAGGCCGCTACTTGAACAGCATCTCAAAGAAAGGGGTTTTACGGACGTTCACTGGGTCACCGAGTTTTCAGTAAATAATCCTTTTGTACCTTGGGTTTTTACGCGTTTAGGGAAACGTCTGAGCCTTGCGGGCGTGTCGGGACTCGTGGGGACTCTGGAGGCACTTCAACGATTTGTAGACGACCCGACGATAAACTCCGCGATGTTTTGCGATGATGATGTGGTTTTCATCAAAGACTGGGAACAAAAATTGAATATTCCACCTGGAATCCCGTTTATAAACGCATCAGTTGGTGTCAACTTTCACATTTTACCAGATGGTTGCTTGCAACAACTTGGTAATAATGGAGGATGTGAAGTCGCATGGATGACGAAAGACTTTGCACGAGTTGTTCTTGACAATGTTGATGTACGTTCAGGACTAGACCATGTATTTTTCGCCCTGCTTAGGATGTTTAATATTCCACTACTATGTTCTCCAGTTGCTCAGCAAACTTCTATATTATTACCTAAAAAACCAGTTATTGAACATGTTGAAAAACCACATGAAGAAACATGGTCAGACTTCTTAATACACTTTAAGCCTACAGGCATTAAATATTTAGACCTTTGGAATGAAAGTGGTTATATTCGGCAACGTGTATGATATTGATGAAAAGGTTATGAAAGAATGCCCAGAGACCATTCCGATCCTCATGGATCTTAAAAAGGCGGTGGAGGAGGATTTTTTCATACTTTTTGATAGGAAAATGGATATAGTAAACTGGGATTATATTTTTACTAGGGCATTTAAACTAAATTTATTAGTATCATAATACCCTTTCAATTGAAAGACCGAGGTCTACAACAAGCGACTGACCGGTCATTGAATTATTCTTAAAACACACGTAATGAACAAGGTCTATGATATCACTTATTTTCACAAAACCAGGCAGCCTATTAACTTGTTCCGTAGTTAATGACTTGCGCGTCATTTCGTTGTCTATCGGACCTGGAAGAATAGAATTTATGAGTATATTTTTTGGTCTTAAATCAATAGCCACACTTCGGACAAGACCTCCAAGTGCCGCTTTTGACACCATATAAGAGAATTTATTTGTACGAGCAACTGTTTCCCATATAGAGCTTATAACACAAAGTCTCGCACCTTCCCGAATTTTGTTCAATTTCAAAAGTAAATTCATAGTCTTGACTACAAAGGTGAGGTTGGCGTCAATAATCCCGTCATATAAATCTAAATTTTCTATTGTGTCGCTACAGTTGCGCCCTTGACACCATATAACGACATCCATTTCAGGAAGCGCTTCTGCACGCGTTTGATCACGGATCCATGAACACACTCTATGTTCATGGCTCAGTGCTTCACTTAACGAACTTCCAACAGAACCAGATGCTCCAAAAATCAACACGTCTTTCATTGTAAATTACTCGAGTATATCTTTTATTTTAGAACAGAGGTCATCTGTAACTTCCCTGGTTTCAAACGAAAATTTACCAGGTGCTTTGGGAACTATAAAACACACGGATTTATGGGTCGCCTTCTTGTCCCCTAGTAAAATAGGTTTCAAATCTCCTTGAATATTGACACTCGTTCCGTTCAATAATTCTCCACAAAGTTCTTCAAATTTGTCATCACTATACCCGAATACCCTGTTCACCGTCATCATCCCCATGATGACGGCTATTCCATGAGGAACGGCGTACCCCGACGCAATCTCAACAGCGTGACCTATCGTATGACCGTAGTTGAGTGCTCGGCGTATTCCCGTATCAAATTGGTCTGTCTCAATAACAGCCTTTTTGATAATAAGAGAGAGCTTGATCAAGCTAGTGATGTCACGCTTATAGTTTTCGTATAGCCCCAACGCGTCTCCAATCATACATAGCTTCAGAATCTCACCCATCCCTGAGCGGATGTCAATGTACTCAAGTGTATCTAGGAACCCGGTATTGATATACACTTTACGCGGAGAATTGAAGGTGCCAATTTTATTTTTAAATGTGGTATTCAGACTCGTCTTACTCCCTATACAACTGTCAGCCATGGACAGAAGCGTTGTAGGGAAGTAAATCCATTCCGTACCACGATTGAATATAGAACTTGCAAATGCACCTATATCTTGGACAAGTCCACCACCCACCACAACCACACGGGAAACAGGTCTGAAGCTCATAAACTTGACTATGTCCATGACCGTGTCTATCGTCTTGTTTTCTTCAACAGCATCAACTGTATAAACGAAATCATGCACAACTAAATGAGCCAACTTCCTATCAATAATTATACAGTCATTCCCGTGAATATAACTGTTAATGTTGTTATCAATGAACTTGACCGTGTAGTCATATGGGGATGCCTTGATGTTAATAGTGTTGGACTTTATGTCATCCGGGTTGTAACATATAGTCTCGTTGTTAATCACAAACGACCTCCATACACGAGATTTTATCATAGTAATACGCGAGCTGAGAGACGTGGTGATATTGACGTATTTGTTGTATAAAAATTCGGACCACTTGAGTTCAAATTCATGTGACGCGCAGATGGCATCATCGTACATATCAAAAAAATCGTCATCTAATTTCATGATAATAAAACGCGTCTCTATGTAGTCAAGGAGGCCATTTGAATATAGGTGCTTGATGAAATTTTTAGAATTGCGACTCAGAGCGCCACCAAGGTAGGTTGTTTTATTAGTCTTTTTCACCTTGGTAAATGCGTTTTCAACTAGCTTCAAGTTGTCGTCACTGTCTATCATGTCTCGGCTCTGCCCGAGTGATCCTATGAGATCAACACGGCCAATTACAAAGTAATCAATATCAGAAAGGGCCTGTGAAGTCAACAAAAGTTCAATGTTATTGAGCGCAGTGATCGTCTCCAAGTTCACACCCTTTGTTACGTCGTAGCCCTTCGTAGCCTGAACGTATTTTTCCAGAGCGTATTTTGTTTCAATCATCGGACCAACAATAGAGTCGCAGCACAAGTCAGTCGCGGTTTTAATATCGGTCTTGGCCTCGGCGCCCCCGACTTTTATAACCAACTTCAGCCCGTTTTGAGCCGTGAGAGTTCTGAGCTTCAAGACGTCTGTTGGACTGGCCCCCTCATCCTCAAACGACGTCTTGATGCCCACACAGTTGTATTTCGTGCGCAATTTTTTGACCGTCTCCGGAAGCGTGCATCTCACTGGGAGTCTCACGGCTCGCATACCTATTATTCACGTGAAATCTTTATTAACCATATTAACGCGAAACGTTTCACGGTCCAAAAAAGGATACATGTCCTCAAAAGGTCTGTTGTCAAAGGTGCCGTCCGGTTTCATTTGGTTACTCAAACGTGGATGACGTTGCTGAACTATGCATTTGAACTCCAACAGACACGGGCCGTCGTGTGCGATCATTGTATGAACATCGGTGAAATATGGAATATCATACACCTCACACACTTTACGGACGTCTGGGCACGCAACTTCCACGCCAAATCTGCGTTTGAAATACGAATCCTGTGTCACCTGAATCGCACCATATCCCCCGTTGTTGAAGTAAAGTATTTTTACAGGTAAATTAAGAGTCTTGATGGTCTGGAGCTCCTGCATGTTAAACTGAAATGACCCGTCACCCACTACACAATACACCGTCTTCCGACTCGCGAGAGCACAACCTATAGCGCATGGAACTTCAAACCCCATGTCCCCGTGACTTGACACGATGAACCTGTCCTCATCCTTGCACAAAAATTGATGCCAATTTACACAAAAAATTGACCCCGCTGACGCTACACACACGCCACCTGGAGGTTTGAGTTTATAAAACTCATTAAGTTGCGTATATGGGCAGTTGTTCTGTGTTGGGTTGGGTAGTTCGCCAGACCACATGGCCTTCCATTCACGGGTCTTGGCAAGCCATGACGTACTGTTTTTCACTGGTAGATCAATATCAAAAAAGTTTTTGAGGTCCATGTGAACCACATCGCCAAAATGCACGTTTTCAATGTTCACAGACACCACTTTGGCGCCCCGTGCGAACCAGTCGGAACGATACCCAGTCACGGATTTGGCCATGTTCACACCCAATGCGAGAACAAGATCTGCATTCTGAACAGTGAAATTCCCCGCACGGTCACCTATCACCCCAACGCGTCCAATGTTGAATTCTGAAACCAAATCAGTTCCAAAATAAGTTGAAATAACGGGAACTGAATGTTTTTTCACAAAAGCCAAAAACTCGGCTTCTGTTTTTGATAGATGAATGCCGTTCCCTGCAATGATGACCGGGCGTTCAGCCTTTGCCCACAGATCCACTGGGAATTTTTCAGTAAAATTCAAAACAGGTGGAACCCATGAAGCCGTCTGGTCGGGAACTTCCTTTGACTGGATATCAAGAGGTATAGATAGCCATACAGGACCCGGACGACCAGATGTGAGCTCCCAGACGCAGCGAGACAGAATGTTAGGCGTTTCAGATGGGTCTGTAATTTCATATGAAAATTTAGTAATGTGCTTTACCATATCAACTATATCACAATCGGAACCTGAATAAGTCCGTGTAGAGTGCTCAAGGTGCCTCAAGTTTTCTTTACTAGGAACTGCACCACTAATAAAAAATACAGGGACGCTGTCCTGATAAGCGATCATGCACGGGGTGACGGCGTTTGTGGCGCCACACCCGGCAGTCACACACACGACACTAGGCTGAGTATTGATCTTTGAGTAACCTATAGCAGAATATCCACAAGGGTTTTCACCGTGTTGATACAGAACGTCAAGCACGGCGCCAAAACTGTCGTTTAGATGCATAGCGAAACCACCCGTGACTGAAAAACACTGACTTATACCACTATCTTTCAAGTAATGTGCAACATAATCAGACACCTTCATTACATAGTAAATTGATTTCTTTTTTAAGGAATCATCACAGGGAGTCTATCAATGACACCAATTTCTTCACAAAATTCTCCAATGTAAGATGGGCCGTCATCACATTCAATGTTCGCGATACTCGCGTTATTCAAGACTGCCACATCCGAGAGTCTCCGCTTCGTCTTGTACACGAGGTCACGGACCTTCCCATCGCATGTTTTGAAGTTGGTAATTACCTTGTGAATATCTCCGACCCAAAAAAAGTCAAAATAGATGTCTTTGTGTATATGGACAGGCTCACGTAAACAAGTTGATATAAACCGAGTAGGAGGCTCATCAGTTCCATAACACCCATAAATGCGAAACACCTGGCAATTTGGAATGAGCTTGGCAAGTTTCTCACAAATATACTTTGAAAACCCATATGGAGTGTCGCGTGCAGTGACTGCAGCTCCACTTGAAAACCAGACTAGGCGTTTGAACTTTGACGCGTGTCGCGCAACGTTTTCAAACATTCTTATATTATCAAAAAATACAGCAGGCCCGTCTGTCCTAAGCCGACTACCACCAATAACTCCACAGTGAATAACAACATCAAATGAATTCAAGTCAAAAAATGAGTCAACCGCTTTCGCGTCTAGAAGATCCAGATCCTGACGCCCTACTCCATGGGCCCCAAGATCTTTGACCAAGTTCCGTCCTACAAATCCGCCAGCCCCTAACACACATATGTTCATTTTAAAGACACTAGTCTCGTTTCTTTTAATGAAGTATGTCGTGACTACTCTTCACACACCAGATTGGGATGAATTCGCCGCCGTGACTGATGGTAATAAACGTGAATATTGTGCCCGTCATGGGTACGCATTTTACACTAAAAATGGCAATTGGAACACGCGAATGCACAACGGCAATCCGCAAAGTGAAGAAATGGGGTACGAGTGGGGCTTTGAACGCGCTTATGCGTTTCGCGACGCCTTTCAAGCGCACCCAGACTGTGAATGGGTCCTGTTTTCAGACACTGACGCCATGATTACCAACAAAACTATTACTATGGACCGTGTTGTAGATAACAGGTTCCATGTTATAGTTCCCGCCGACATCAACGGGACGAATTGTGGTAACCTTATGATTAGAAACTCGGAAATTGGCAGGGGATTCGTACAGTCTATGATTGGTGCAATGCCGGCGTATCGTCACAACCCCATGGCGGAAAACCAGTGGATTCAAGAGATGGCGACGGCCACGTACTGGCGCTCGTATATAAAAATCGTTCCTCAACGCTTTCTCAACTCGTATGATTTCACCCTTTACCAGTTTCCTAAACAAACTGGTACCAAAGATATTCTAGGCGTTGACGGCCAGTGGCAGTCTGGTGACTTCATTCTCCATATAGTTGGAGGTATGGCGTTTGATAAACTGTCACTCGCACAGCGTACAGATGTAGCTAAAAAATATCTTTCAAAGGTTGTAGAATGAGTTTAGCGAAGGTCGCATCATGGGTATCCATGATATGGGTAAGGTGCCCTTTGTCAAGATTAGGCCGTGAAGCCCTTCTGCGAATTTTGTTTGAAAATCCACTTGAATTGCGATTAGCCATGTTAAATTATCAAATAAAACAGATTATGCTAAAATATATATGAAGGCGGCACTCATTACAGGGGTCACAGGACAGGACGGGTCCTATCTCGCCGAGTTTCTACTGTCCAAGGAGTACGATGTTTATGGAATAGCTCGGTACTGCTCGGAGAAAAAGCATGAACGCATTGAGCACCTCAAGCCCAACCCCAGGTTCCACCTCGTGGAAGGGGATCTCACAGACACTGCTCGTATAAATGCCATTGTAAGTTCTTTTGTGAACAAGTATGACGTCACTGAGGTGTACAACCTCGGTGCCCAGTCTCACGTCAAGGTGTCCTTTTCCCAGCCAGAGTACACCGCGAATGTGGATGCCCTCGGGACGCTTCGTATTCTTGAGGCTATCCGTCAGACTAATTTTACTTCTAAATTCAAGTTTTATCAGGCTGGTACAAGTGAAATGTTTGGCAAAATTCAGGAGCCCCTCCAAAGTGAGACGACCCCATTTTATCCACGGAGCCCATACGGCGTCTCAAAGCTCTTTGGGTACTGGATAACCAAGAATTACCGAGAGTCTTACGACATGTTCGCCTGCACCGGTATCCTGTTCAACCACGAGTCCGAACGTCGTGGCGCCGAGTTTGTGACGCGCAAGATCACCCTCGGCCTGAACAAGTGGTGCGACACGAACATCCCCATAGAGCTCGGGAACCTTGACGCCAAGCGCGACTGGGGACACGCTGCAGACTATGTAGAGGCCATGTGGCTCATGCTCCAACAGGAGAAACCAGAGGATTTCGTCATTGGAACGGGTGAGACGCATTCTATTCGTGAATTCATAGAGGTGGCTTGTGATGAATTGGGGATCAAAATTAAGTGGACCGGTTCTGGTATTGATGAGATGTGCATAGACGCCAAGTTCGGTCCGCCTATAGTGAAAATTAACCCTGAATTCTATCGCCCCGCAGAGGTTGATGTTCTCATCGCTGACGCGACCAAGGCGCGGGAGGTGCTCGGGTGGACGCCGAAGATTACGTTCCGTGAACTGGTTAAAAGAATGATCTATAATGATTGTAATGCCAACTACTTGGCTCTTCATCGGTCCAAGTCTTCTAGCGGGGATAGGGCAGGTGACGAATAGATATGCTGAATTTTTGAGGAAAAATGGAATGGAAGCCGAGTATGTGGAGTTTGGGCAGAACCCTACAAAACCCAGGTACGACAAAGGGTTTGCGTTCGTATTACCTATTCAGAACCAATTGGATATAGTTGATCAATATGCTACTATATGCAATGATATGATGTATATGACTATTTGTGAAACTGAGACTGTAAATCCTGTATATGGAATTTTGACCAAATATAAGACGTTGTATGTCGCTTCTGAATTTTGCAAGACTGTTTTTGAAAGACAATTCCCTCAAGTGACGTGGAAGGTCATGCGCCTTTTGGCCTATGAGGGCCCTCACAAAACACCAAAGGAGACGACACCCTATACATTTTACACCATTGGAAACGTGGCTGATCCCCGTAAAAATATTAATGGTCTCATAAACGCTTTTCTAAAATGCGGCTTCGGCCAAGAGGCGCGGCTCGTTCTCAAGGCGACGTGCCTACAGCCTATAGAGATCAAGTTGCCTGGTATCGTCGTGATAAACGGCCTACTGAGCGACGAAGCGATAGATAAGATTCACAACAGCTGTCACTGTTACGTCAATTGCTCGCACTCCGAGGGCGTCGGAATGGGGGCTGTTGAGGCGGCTATGAGGTCCAAGCCCGTCATTATATCTGACTATGGGGGCCTCAAAGAGTATGTAGACACACCATGGGTCGTGAAGTGTACGACGGGACCCATTGGGTTTGACGATTTTCTATTCACAAAAGAACTAGAGTGGGGTCATCCTGATGCAGAGGACCTCGCGGCGCACCTCAAAGATTGCTTTGAAAAGCGCGTCACACACTGGGACCACTCGCATACGCGCGAGCAGGTTAAACAATGCCTGCCGCATTTGCTGGAGGTTTGCCAGCATTGACGAGGTTCAGGTTCTTGACCATCTGCGAACGCAGCATGTTGAGGCCCTGAGTTGCGTTCTGCGCCGCGCGGGCAGTGGCCGCCGCCTCCGCCGCCTTGGATGCATTTTTGAACTTGTTTGCAATGGCTGGGAAGTTTAGTTTAATCATCTGGTTGGCTGCATTGGCGAATCCACGCGCAGCCTGGTTGCTGCTCTGATTCATCTTTGCGAGATTCTGGGACACATTCGTACCAGCCTCGGCATTTGCTTGAGCGACTGCCGCGGTGTTCAGTTTTTTCATGGCGTTATTAGCCTGAATAATAGCAGAATTGGTAGCGGCCATTAATATTTGGAAATATTAAAACTCTGTACGCGCTGGGGAGCTCGGGCTTTCCGCGCCCTGAGAATTAACCCAGTAGTGAGATAGGTAAGTTACGAGAGCGACGATTATTGATGACGCAAGCATAAATCCCTTCTGGGAATTTAGGAACAAGACCACATCATCCACGACCTGGATGCCAGTGGGCTTCTTTATCAGACGAGGGACGATATAGACGATAAGAAAGTTGACGGCAAGGGCTGCCCAGAGATAGTTCCAATTAAACTCCATTCTATCAAGTGCCTAGATTTTTTCCGCCACCGAGTGCTTCTTGCAGAACTCGCCGCAAGTCGCCTTGAACCCGCAGCGCCGCCCCTCTAGTGTCAGCGCCTTGCAGCGGAGCGCGTCGTGCAGGACCACCTTGCCCTTCTTCACAGTACCCTTGTTTACTGCGACCGTCTCCTGCATCTTGGGGGCGCCCGTGTACTCCTTGACCGCGTGCCGCTTGGCCTCCAGCTCTTGGGCGTGCTCGCGCGACCGCAGAAGGGTGTCTGCCAGCTTCTCAGGGTAGGGGTGGGCGCGCGCCACTGCGTCGTTGTAGAACTGCTGCCAGAGGGGTCCACCCTTGCCTTTAGGGGGTTGTGCGAGCTTTTTTGCTGCGTTGCAGAGGGGGCCAGGGGCGGCGGCTGTGCGGATGCGACCCTCAGTCACTGAGGCGGTGGGCGCGCGCCACTGGCTGTAGGTGGGGCGGAGCTTGTTCAGATCCATGGTTTGTTTGGTTTGATACCGTGTATCAAACCCTGGACCCTAACTTGGACAGGACACGTTTTTTTGTGCCCTTGTAATATGTCACCTCGTCGCCCTTCCGTATCTGGCCTGAATTTTAGCACGTGGATGCGCACCAATGCAGGACGTGCCGTGCGTCACTACAAGAAGCGCACCAGCCCTTCATCAACCAATCAAAAATCCCCTAAAACCAGTGCGTCCCTCGCGCGCTTACGCAATAGGGCGAAACGTACGGTCACGACCCTCCAAGGTTACAACGCGTCTGTTCTGGCCCGCAACCAAGCCCGTATCAAGAAGATGCTGAAGGAGATTGCAAACTATAATACGCGCCGGCGCCACAAACTCGTGAGACAACCTAACGGGTCATTTTCGCTTGCACGCCGCACTTAAAAATTATAGCACATTATTAAATAGAATGCAGATCTTCGTGAAGACTCTGACTGGCAAGACGATCACCCTAGAGGTTGAGTCAAATGACTCTATCGCTAATATCAAGGCTAAAATCTCCGACAAGGAAGGCATCTCACCGGACCAACAGCGCTTGATCTTTGCTGGGAAGCAACTGGAGGATGACCGGACCTTAAATGACTATGGAGTTCAAAAAGAATCCACTTTGCATTTAGTTCTTAGACTGCGTGGTGGCGCCTGAAACTAATTTCACTGCAAATATAAATGCCCTTCACCATCCAGCACCCTGAGTCGGGTCTTTTCTGGACGTCTGGTATTTTTGGGCGCGTCCAGCTGGGTCCCACCCCTAACGTTTACACTCTTGAGGGCTCCTACATCAAGAATGTGAATTCTGGAAACTATGTGAACCACGTGGCCAACCTCCTTCACGAGGGTGGTGCTGCCGATGAATTTGTTTTCGGTGACGATGGCGTCATCAGCACCCAGGGCAAGACTGTCACTGCAGGTGCATTTCTGCACATTATGGATGGCGAGGATACAAAGTGGGTCAAGGTTGAGGAGGCGGAGGACGTGCCCGTCAACCGCGCAGCGGCGCTGATTGAAGAGGCGCTGAACGCCACCAAGGAGTGTGGTTGCAAGTGTGGCGCGGACTGTGAGTGCGAAGACTGTGAATGTGAGGAAGAGGAAGAAAAAACTCTCTAGATAAAATAGAATGGGTGTGAAACCCGAAGTTTGGGGACCGGCCCTGTGGGGTGCGATCCACATGGCGTGCCTCACAGGCACAGCAACTGCAGAATTTATGAACGCAATTGCCGACGTTATTCCGTGCCCATCATGTGGTACTCACTTTAGCCAACTCCTCATGGAGTTCCCCTTCCCAGATGGGGGTGACGCCTCTACTTTATTCCAGTGGTCTGTAAACGTCCATAACAAAGTCAACGCTCGTATAGGGAAGCCCATTTTCACCACAGAGCAGGCTCTTCGGCACTGGTCGGGTCAGCAGTCTTCACAATTTAATGTAATAATTATAATTCTTTTCGTCTTTTTGCTTTTGTTCGCTCTGTCAAAACTTTTATAAACGTTTATATAAATGGCGGGTGGTATCTTCCCAGGTCATCCATTTGCCCTCAATATTAAGTGCATCATATTTACAGCGATTCTTGCGGCCGGATACTGGTTCGCCCCTCACAAGAATCTCTGGGTTCTCTCGTTTCTCATATGGTTCCCATATATCGCGCTCGCGTGGTATGACTACTCATATGATTGCCAAGACAAGCTCAAACCAACGCTTGTGCCGTTTGGCCGTTACATCTGGCTCCCATTCAAGCCCCAGGGGTACAAGGATGAATTCAATAAATTACCTCCAGAACAAATTCAGGCTATGAATAAGCTGGACCATATAGTATTTTGGACGGCAATTGCAGCCGGTACAGGTTACATGCTCCTCAAGTGAAAAAATGTGTGCCGTCCTGACCAAGGGTCCCCCCTTTGGTCTAAAGGCAAGACAACTTATATAGTAAATGCAATATGAACGGCTCAGCCACGTTGAGCATATTCTCAAGCGACCCGACACTTATGTTGGATCCCTCCCTCCCGAATCTGCCTCCTATTGGATTCGTGACGGGGACCGTTTCAAGCTTTCTGAGCTTTCTGCTTCACCTGGGTTGGTAAAGATCTTTGACGAGGTGCTGGTCAACGCCATCGATCAGTGGTCTCTGCACCCCAAAAAGGTTTCTAAGATTGAAATCGTGACGGGTAAGGACTTTGTTTTCGTCCGAAACTATGGAATATCCATCCCAATCAAAAAACACGAGACTGAGAAGGGTTCAGACGGCAAGCCCATCTGGATCCCCGAGCTCATCTTTGGGCACCTTTTGACCTCATCAAATTACAACGATGATGAGCAACGCGTGACGGGTGGTCGTAATGGTTACGGCGCCAAACTGGCCAACGTATTCAGTTCTAAATTTAGTATCAAAATTAGTGACGGTAAGAAGATCTACATGCAAACTTGGACCGACAACATGAGCAAGGTCGAACCCCCTGACGTCGTCACCTCACCCGACAAGATCTGTCCATACGTGTCCATCACCTTCTATCCAGACTGGAAGCGTTTCGGTGGACCGGGTGAATTCGTCAAACTCGTTGAGAAACGCGCGTGGGATGCGGCCATGTGGTGCTCAAAGGCCCAGGTATATTTTAATAAGGAATTGCTCAAGGTACAGAGCTTGGAGGACTATGCCCGTATGCACGTCGGTGATGTGCCGATCGCCAAGATGCACACCGACAACTTTGACATCGTTGTGGCCCATTCAACGAGTGGTGCGTTTCAGCAGTGCTCATGGGTCAACGGCATCGCCACCACCAAGGGTGGAACGCACGTGGACAAGGTGACCAAGGCGCTGTGCGACGCCATCGCGGCTGACAAGCGCGTGACGGTAAAACCTGCTCAGATCAAGGCGGCTCTCTTTGTGTTTGTCCGGGCAGTCGTGGTCAACCCAACCTTCAGTAGTCAGACCAAGGCGGAATGCACTTCAAAAATTACTGAAGTCATTGAGTTGAAACCAAAATTCGTCAAGGATGTCTTGGCGACGGGAGTCCTGGATGATCTTCTCGCTCTCGGCCTCGCTAAGGTTGACAAAGAGCTCAAGAAGACTGATGGGTCCAAGAAGTCGCGCATTACGGGCGTTCCGAAGCTCGACGATGCCAACTGGGCTGGCACTCACCGGTCTCATGAGTGCACGCTTATTGTGACCGAGGGAGACTCGGCGAAAGCCCTGGCTATTGCGGGGCTGAGCGTTGTAGGCCGCAATGCATTCGGCGTGTTTCCACTCCGGGGTAAACCTCGCAATGTACGGGACGCTTCTGTAAAGCAAGTGACTGATAATGAGGAATTTTCCAACCTCAAGAAAATCCTCGGGCTCCAACATGGCAAGATCTATAATTCGTTGAGAGAATTGCGGTACGGTCGCATCATGATCATGACCGATGCTGACCTGGATGGCTCGCACATCAAGGGCCTCGTCCTGAACATGTTCCACGTGTACTGGCCGAAGCTGATTGATCTAGGGTTTGTGGTGAGCATGGTGACGCCTGTGATCAAGGCGGGGAAGACGTGGTTTTTCACCGAGGAGGCTTTCCGGGAAGCTGCGTCTCAGCGGGCTGGTGCCATGCCTGGCCCGGTCAAGTACTACAAGGGTCTGGGCACTTCCACAAGTGCAGAGGCCAAGGAATACTTCAAGAAAATTGAGCAACTCACGGTCGCCTTCAATTCTGATCCAAAAATGAATGAGTCAATGACCCTTGCGTTTTCCAAAGCCCAAGCAGATGACCGGAAGAACTGGCTGACGAAGCACATGGCTTCTCCCCCGGCTGGAATCGCGTACGGTGCGGTGAAGGACCTCCCGGTTACTGAATTCATCCACCGGGACATGGCCAACTTCAGCGCCGAGGACATCAAGCGCAGCATCCCGCACGTGGCGGACGGCCTCAAGCCTAGTCAGCGCAAGGTGATTTACGCATGCCTCAAGCGCAACCTTGTGAGCGACATGAAGGTTGCTCAACTGGCGGGCTACGTGGCTGAGCAGACGGCGTACCACCACGGTGAGGCGAGCCTCCAGGGCACCATCGTCAACTTGGCTCAGAACTTTGTGGGCGCCAACAACCTGAACCTACTTGAACCCTCTGGGCAGTTTGGAACGCGCTTGGCAGGTGGCAAGGACGCGGCGAGCTCCCGTTACATCTTCACCCGTCTGAACCCACTGACAAAGTGTATTTTCCATCCGTCTGATAATTCTGTTCTAAAATACGTCAAGGACGATGGTCAGCAGGTGGAGCCTGAGTTTTACGCTCCCGTTGTGCCCATGATCCTTGTGAACGGTGCGGAGGGTATCGGCACGGGATTCAGCTGCTACGTGCCACCGTACGATCTGGAGATCATCAAACACAATATCCTGTGCGCCCTCAACCAGGTGGCGATGGCTCCTATGGTCCCGCACTTCAAGGGGTTCAAGGGCAAAACCACAAAGGTCAAGGAACACACGTGGGTTCTGGAGGGCATCGTGCACGCAGAGGGGTCTCGGTGGCATGTGACTGAGCTGCCACCTGGTAAGTGGATCCAGGATTTCAAGGAGCACCTGGATGACTTGCTTGAAAAGGGTACGATCCAGAAATATGAAAACCATTCAACGGAGACGACCCCTGACTTTTACATCTGGGGAGGCATCAGTGGCGCCTTTGAAGACCCTGTGAAGGAGCTGGGTCTGACAAAGACGATTCACACGAGTAACATGTATCTAGTGGGCCCTAACGGGGCAGTCAAGAAGTACAACAGCCCAGAGGAGATACTTGTGGACTATATTGAGATCCGTCTCGGAACTTATAAGAAGCGCAAGGCGTGGCTCCTCAAGGAATTTGAGTCTGAAATTGAGTGGTTGTCAGAAAAGGCGCGATTCATCAAGGGAGTGATCAGCGGTACATTGAAGGTCCTGAACACACCTCTGCTGGAAATTCAGAAGCAGCTCAAGGCGGCGAAATTTGCAGACGAGATTTGGTCAAAGCTCATGGACATCAAGACGTACCAGTACACGAAGGAAGAGGTGGACAAGCTGACGGCGCTCATCACTAAGCGCACACAGGACCGCGACGCGCTGAAGGCGACGAGTGTGGTGCAGTTATGGAAGAATAATCTGAGTGAGTTGTAGATGGCGCAGGCGCTCCGCGTTGAACAACAGGCGCAAGCTTCAGTGTTTAATTTATTCAAAAATGTGCTCCTTTTGGAGAGAAATATCCAAGACTTGCTCACCAAAACTGTAGGGAACTCGTCCCCTCCCGCAGCCGCACCGTCACCCGTAGCGCTTTCAAACGTCGCGCCGCCTCCGCCTCAGGCCACGCCCGTCGCACTGCACCCCTTGGATGTGAATGGATTTTATCGCGCCACAGGACCATACGAGGTGACGTTTTACGTCACGAGTGACAAGCCGCTTATTCCCGTCGGGGAGGGATGGACCGGCGACGGGTTCACGGGAATCACTGGTCAAATTCAGATTACAGGTGCGTCGATGACAAAAGGCCAAGGATACAATTGGTCCTTTACTCTTCAAACGGATACAGACCAGAATATACAAGGCACGCAAACGGCGACCGGCGCGCTTCTTTATCCACCGTCACAGTTCAAGTACCTGAGTAAGCGCGTTAGAGTTCCGGTTTATGGTTACTATACATCAGAACGCAACAGTGTTAAATTTTATTTCACATCGCCACCACCGCCCCAAACGACTATAGGATGGATTATCACCGGCCTACCCACTTTCAAGGTTGATATGAAGCTCACATCATTCTCACAAAACATGCCGAACTCGGGTACGTTTGCTACGTTAGAAACTATAGATGGGAGCGCAGCCCCAGACAGCGCTGTATCCGTCCATGTCAACGGTGTACCGGCTATGATTCAAGAGCCGTTGTTCACAAACACTTTCAAATTAGGTAGATTCACGGCGTATGTGTCACCTGATGTTGATATACCAAATATTCCCGTTGAATTAAATCCAAACATTTCACTTGGAAATTACGCAAAACAACGCGACCTGAACACGGATGTGGAGTGGCAGGACGTACAGCCCCCGGGTAGGTTGTTCCCTGAAAGCAAGTACTTGGAAACAAAGGGTCAAGGGTTCAGTTCTGGATCTCTTCTCGCGTTACAGGCGGTGGGACCTCAAGAAAAGTACCTCCTGACGGACGACATGACCAAGTCACAGTGGAATCCTGCATACAAGCATTATTCCAACTTCGTGATGTTTCAGAAGGTGTACCCTTTCCCACCACCGAGCCCGTCTTATCAAGGTCAGACGGTTCTGATTGAGCTCCGGCCAACCGAAATGGGACACCTACTATCAAACATGTATCTCTCAGTGACTTTGCCACCACTCGCGGGTTCCAACAACTACACAAACAATGTTGGACGCGCTCTAATAAAACAAGTTGACTTTTTGGTGAATGAGACGATCGTTGAAACGCTATACGACGACTGGTACGTCATTCGCGATCAGATGTTTTTGGATGCCGACGAGCAACTCGGGTTACAAACGGCCATAAACGTCTCTAACGCGCAAGTTGGAGGGACGCTCACGATTCCCTTGGAGTTTTTCTTTTGCCGACGGTACTCGCATAATAGCAAAGGCCGTGAGCGCCTCCGCAAACCTTATTTCCCGTTGTGCGCCATGTGGAATCAGCGTCTTTATCTCAGATTTACTTTTCACCCCAACACGTGGTGGGCGAGTCTACCACCAAACACATCCGTGGACATGTACCCACCAGGAACAACCTTATGGCCATCAATCGTTACAGAAGAAATTTTACTTGACAATGCTGAAAAGGTGTACTATCAACACACACCCCTCAGATATATAGTGAACCGTGTTCAGAAAGAGTCTTCACTATTTTTTAATAGCGCAAATCCTATTCTGCAATTGACAGCCAACTACCCCGTCCAAGTCATTGCATGGTTTTTTAGAAACAAAAATTACGAGACCGTGACGAGTGGAAAATATTACAATTCGCGTTACAGCTATGGCTACACGACGCAATATATACAAACGGGTATAGAGCTCCAATTTCCATCTGGAAATTCAAACTACGTGGACGTGATCAATAACGCCAAGATCACACTCAATAACGTTGATATTCTGAGTACGTTCCAGGGTTCTTTGTACTACTCATTCAAACAGCCTATGGAGCATAGTCTTTCAATTCCATCAAAAAATATCTACATGTATTCTTTTGGGTTGACACCGAAAGAATACAACCAGGGGGGTTATCTTAATTTTTCAAAATTAAATTCACAAACAACAACGCTTCAGATTAACTTCAATCAGGCTTATACTAGTCAAATTATTACTGGATACAACTTGTACCTGTTTTATTATGGATACACTCTTCTGCAGTTTCAGGGAGGCTTTGCTTCTCTTCCATTCCTCTGAGGACCTTGATAATTCCGTTGGAAATTGCCCATCTCAGGAAGTTGAGCTGGGCGCATGTGGTTGTCAACCCTTGGAACTCTATCCGCTCTGTTCTGCAAAACGGATCAAAAAGCTTTTTACTGTAACCGTCAAGACTTGACTTGTAAGCCACGTGTACAGTAAACACCTTACCACTCGGGGCCGTGAACGTCACGTGGTTATTCTTGGAGTAGTTTGTGACAAACCACTCCAGTTTGCGAAGGGACGGACCCTTGCCACTGCCAATTATGTTGTGAAGTTGTTCACGATTATCAGGAACCTCAAAAAATTTCGTCAGACTCGTGAGAAGTAGATCCGACTTGGACATTACTTAATTTAGTTTCAAAATCTCTAAGCCCCGATTCACTCCCAAGGAGCTTTTTCCGCAGTCACCGGGTCTTGGTTTTGAACTTGAGGTTTTGACTGAGGAGCTTGACATTGATGAAATCCACAATAGCCGTTCTCTTTCGGCGTTTTGAGACAGCGCTGCTTGCTTCTGAGAATTCCTCTACAAAAATTACATTCAACATTCAATGTATCTTTGATGAGGCGCTCAATCGGGATGTCGTACAGACGCGAGACGACGTCTAAAATGGCGCGCGTCTTGAGGCTTGTGCGCCTCTCCACCTCCTCCTCTATGAGTTGAAGTATTTGTTGCTGCAAAGCAGCCATACCTACTCTAAAGGCGCAGCTTTTATGCCACCAGCAAACCGCGACAGGAACGCCTTGCGCGCCTTGAGCTCTTCCGTGCACTCCGTATTGGCCATGAACTTTTTGTCAAAAATGACATCGGCGCTCACAAGAGGTTCTAGGAGGTCCTGAACTGGTTTCTTGAACTGATTCGTGAAGTAGTACTGGTAGTCAATAGGGACGTTCTTGTCGCGCACCCATGTGGGATCCTCAGCCTTTTCAAACATTCGGCCGTCACCCTTCACGATGACAAACGGCACGCGGTCACCTTGCTGCGGCTCCGAACCAGGTGCGCGCGCCTTGATTTTGTTCCTTACAGCAACGTGAGGCATTGATACATCCAAAGAGTTTAGAACTTCTTCAGATATCTTGCATCCATGTTTATGTTGATTGGGTTGGTTAAGTTTACTTTGAACTATGTTATTTTTACAACCAGGACAAGAAACTTTGTAATCAGACGCGAGCTGCTTACTCATCAAGAGTGACTCAATGGGCACTTGCCCGTGCATGAGCTTCTTTGCAGCGGCCCGCGCCTCTTCAATAACAGGCGTCGGGTCACTTGACTCCAAAATCATTCCCAAGAGCTTTTTGAGCGTTTCTCGCACAAACGGACAGCTGTCGCGTCTGACCACCTGCAGACCCTTGACGTCAATCTTTTTGAAGCTCACCGTGACAGTCCCATCGGGACTGGTCTTCCCCTCGTACATCTTCGCTGCATACCGCTTTTTGCTGTACAGGAAATAAGGGCAATAAACCTTCTCAAGTTCCAGATCGTTCGGCGCTTTGAAGAGTTTCGTACACTGCTCGGCAGCCTCCTCACCGAGCTTCCACGAGTAATCTATCGCATCTTGACCTTTGCGGCCTTGTACATCAAACTCCACCATCACCGAGTCAGTGTCACCATACCGCACCTTGGCGCCAGGAAAGTTGGCCTCAACGTAATTCTTCGTCTCCTCAATCATCTGTCGTCCTCGCATTGTAACAGTGGATGCGATGGCGACGCACGGAAGCATGCCCTTAGAAGCCCCAGTAAACCCATAAATTGAGTTCATACTAATTTTATAGGCCAACTGTTGACCGTTGTAAATCGCCTCCATCGGCGTCCCTTCGTGCTGGGCCATGAGCTTCTTGGCCTTTTTACGGAACGCCTTGAGGTCCATGAGGATGGTTGGTAGGAGCGAAACCACGCCCTGTGCGAAACGATGCGGCCCGTACTGCTCATACTCAACGCCTGGAAGGTTGTCGTACTTGGGATCCATCACGAGTGTTGAGTAACACAAGTTGTGTGCACACATGATGCTCGGATACAGACTCGCAAAGTCAAGTGCCGTGATGGGACCGTAGTAGGCGCCCGTTTGCGCGTCCAGAACCGTCGCACCCTGGTAACCGTCCGCGTCACCCGCAGCCGTTGGTGGTTGTTTAAACGTTGGAATGATGAAGTTGAGCTCGCGAGCCTTCTTGGCCATCTGCGAAAACACCTTGATTTGCTGCCCCCGCTCACTCAAAAAAGCCAGGGGGACCCAACACGCCTTGGCCATCTCCACGACATTCTGGATCTGACACAGCTTCTCCATGAGGGCGTGTGGTAGCTCCGTGTCCTTGATACAGTACGCAGCCACCTCCCCGAGGAGTTTTGGGTCGCCACCCGCGAAACGCGAAAAAATCTCTTTGACGGGCATGTCGTTTTTCTGATCTTTCAGAAAGTGCTTGGACACGTTGTTCAGCGAGTAACTCTCAAGCTTGTGCTCACGCTTCACATCCTGGAACAGGTCAAACACGTAACGGCCCTTCATAGGCGTCATCTTGAGGAGGTTGTTGCCGAGCGCGCTTGAGCTCAGGTTCTTTTCAGTCACCTTTTCAATCGGCGAATCCTTCACGCGACCCCAGATGGTGCTCGCGCCGGTGAGCGCAGCCCTAAAGTGGAGAAACTCCAAGTCAAACCCAAAGATGTTCCAACCAGTCAAGATATCTGGGTCTGTTTTTATGAGATACTTCTGAAAAGCGTCTAGGAGCTCCTTTTCAGTCTTGAAGGACTCTATGTCATCACCCACAGTCTCTTTGAGGCACAGACACTTCCTGTCAATGAAGCCGGGTTGACCAAACGCCTTGGTCGTCATACCAATCTGAAACACGACATCATGAGGGTTGCGCGGGTCGGGGAAAGCACCGGTGCTAGAGTAACACTCAATGTCAAAGGACATGATCTTCAAGGGCGCAATGTCATCGCGTGCTAGAGGTGTGATGAAGCGCCAGTTTGGGGCCCACAGGTTCACGTCACACGTCGTATCCGCATCAGGCTCACACAGTCCGGGGTTGATCCACCCTGTAGACGTGCAGCCCGACACGTGCATGAAACGGAGTACCGGATCAATATTTGACTCGTACACGCGGCACCCTGCAAGTTCGGGCCACTTGAAGTTTTCAATGGACCACGCGAGTCCGCGTAGAGCACGATGTGACTTGAAAGTCACCTGAATAAAATCAGACAGTGTTTCATTTTGAAACCCCCAAAGATCCTTGGCGCGCTTCACCTCAGCCTTTGAACACTTGGTCTTTACAAACTCCAAGATTTCCTTGGTCAATTTGCGTGGTTTGATGTAGAAAAACGGTTGGAACGGGGTCCCCAAACACACCGAGCGGCCATCTTCAGCCCGACCAAAAATCCTGATAGTAAATTGGTCGTCCTGGTCTTGTCCCTCCCAAGCGATTGCTTGGAAAGGGACCATCTTGTAAATTTAAGGGTTTAGTTTTCTAACTGCGTCTAAATACCTGTGGAGCCGAAACCACCCGCACCGCGCTCGGTGATGAGCCCCGTGTTCTCTGTCGGCACCTCAACAACATCGGCCGTCGTAAAGTTCTCCAGAATGAGCTGGGCGATGCGGTATCCCGGACGGATCACGAACGGCTGCACGTCCAGGTTCTGTAGGACAACCTTGACTTCACCTGTATAATCTGGATCAATCACACCCGCCAGAGTGTCCAGACCGTGCTTCACGGCGAGTCCAGAGCGTGGCGCAATACGTCCATAAGTTCCTGGCGGGAGCTGAACTGTAATTCCGGT